ATTACCGACGTAAATTCCATAAAACTTGACAAAACTAGTGAAAATTGGGGATTTTTTGCAGAATTACCAAAAAGGTTTTCTGTTAAAAACTTTACATAATAAGACGGTGTCGAGTATGTTAAATATATAAGTAACAACACAACAGAAAGGCGTTGAAATGAGTTTTCTTAAAAAATTATTCGGCATTAAACCTAAAGCCGAGACAGAAAAACATCCTCTAGATTTTACAGAAAGAACTGCGGCAGTTAAAGAAGTCGTACCTGAGCCTGTAAAAGAAGAAAAAGTCGAAATTCCGGCAGCACCTGTAGAAGTACCGGTAGTTGTTGTCGAAAAAGTGGAAATTCCTCCAGCACCCGTAGAAGTACCAGTAGTTGTAGTGGAAAAACCAGTAGAAGTTGTTGCTGCACCTGCTCCAGTAGAGCAGAAAAAGGCAGTAAGCAAACCAGCAGTTAAAAAGGCTACTGCGGGAAGGAAGAAAAAAGCCAAATAAAAAAATAAAGGGGAAAATATGGCAGACGAAGACAAAGACGCAGGAGCGGAGACTCTAGTTAAAAACGATAATACAGATTGGATTAACAAAAAATGGCGTCCTTTTATGGGTTGGATTTATATGCTAACCTGTACAGCTGATTTTGTAGTATTTCCGGTTTTATGGTCTATTTTACAAACGCTACAAGGTGGACAAGTAACTAGCCAATGGAATCCGCTGACACTACAAGGAGCAGGTCTTTATCATATTGCTATGGGTGCCGTTCTTGGTATCGCTGCATATGGTAGAACAAAAGAAAAAGTAGAAGGCAAAGCATAATTATGTGAGAGCGGGGCAATCCCGCTCTTTTTGCTTGACAAGTGTGCTGATAGTAATTATAATATTTTATATTAAGGAGATAGTATGTCAAATCATAAAAATCGTGACCCAAACACCACCAAATCTGGTAAACCAAAACTACATTCTAAACCATTAGCCGAATTACAAGCAATGGTAAAAACAGTAAGACCAAAACAATTGACAATGCTTAATAAAGCTATCATGAAAAAAACAGGCAGGGGCGGTTAATGACTGTTACATATAGTATGCCGTGGGGAGTTCCCTCATTTGAAGAACATATAGGTGCAGCCAATCAATTGTCAAATCAATTGGCGCAGATGGTTGCGGGGATTAGCGGGTTTACTCAACAAGATGCTGCTTACAATCTTGTCAGAGTAAAAAATATCAAACAAAGAAATTTACGAGAAAGTATTTCTAGAAATTTCTCAGGCAAGGTATATTTAACCGATCATATATTCCATGCGGTAAGATATAAACCGACGCACGCAAATATTGAATTTTTCAATATGCCAACAGTAGGTGCAAGTATTGAAAATTCCATTGTTGTTCTAAGTAATAACAATGTAATGACAAATAACAATCTAGATCAATATATGCAACTATACTTAAACAGTCCTAGTTCAGTATTTGCAATTTGGGACTTTGATAACCACCATTGGTTAGCTCTCTCTGGCGTATTGGCTGCACTATCCGATCTTTATGTTCCAACACATGCAGACAATCTTGAACCATTATCAAGATTAAATAATGTCATGGCTGGCCCTGTAGGTCCAGGTGTTATTCAATGGTCTAAAGAATTCTTAACCAATAATTTAGACATGATTATGTATACTGAAAGGACCAATGACCCTTTAGGTACACATATTGAATATCCTCAATTTATTAATAGACAAAAGAATTTACAAATCCTACAAAAAACGCTACCAAAAGTAAAACTTGTTGATGGGTCGTATCATAGCAGAGATGAACTAGATAGATTTAAAGAATGGTGTAGCCACAAATCCCATTGGGTTGTTCCTGTTCTAAATGACACTCCTATCCGACTATATGATGCATTAATAACAGGAGGAATACCAATCGTTCCTCGTTCTTTAAAGTATCATCGAGGTATTGAAAATTTACATGATCATGTTTTATTTTATGATTATGAAGACATTCAAAATCCGTTACCAATAACCGAAAGAGCGAATAACCTTTTTGATAAAAGGGGTATTCAAGGAATACTTGACAGACATCAATTAGTATATTATAATTACCATGTAGACAATAGAGTTGAAACTATTTTGAAAGCTGTACAAGATGAATTTTGCATCCCCAACTTGGTATAAAACTGCAGACGCGAAAGAACAAAAACTATTTAGAGAATGGCTCCATGGTCTTTTGAAAACGGATACTGTAGATTTGACTTTCGTTAAAAAAGATGATACAATAAGAGAAATGAAGTGTACTCTTATGGAATCAAAATTGCCGACAGGTTATGTCGTAGATCCAGATGCAGAAATACATGAAAATTATATTCATATTTTTGATCTAGAAAAACAAGCATGGCGTTCGTGCAGATTCGATTCCATTCGATCAATTAAATTTACTCTTGGAGCAGAAATTGGCGACAAAGAAACAGCATGATGCAGGCAAAATTCTTCAATCCGAACCTTTGGTGTCGAGGCTTGATCCTACATCCGAAAATTATACCATTACTTTACTAAGACTTAATAATTGGTATAGTACAGAAAAAACTAGAGCAGATGCTTATAAGTATTATGCTCAGTATATTAAAACATACCGTCCAGCAGAAACTAAATTCTTTTCCGAAGTGGAAGAACGAGACATACATATCACGTATGGATGGATGTGCCGTATGCTATTGCAAGGTGCGAATATTTCAGAAAAACATCTAAAAGGTTTTAATAACAATCTCGATGTCCTGTTGGATTTAGGTAAAGCTCGCTTCATTGAAAAGCAAAATGCCGTCAAGGTTGTAGTTAAAGAAGAAACTACAAAGCGGCCTTCAATTCAAGAAGCAATGAAGGAAAAGATTTCTGAAACAATCGGTGAACTTGAAAACAGTCTTGATGAATATGTTACTCAGGATAAAGATATTAATCTTTATAACTATTTGAAGTCCAATCAAGTACCGGCTCCTTATGTTTCAGACATTAAGACATGGAGCCAAAAGCGATTGGATGAATTTACTGAAGTTGTTGATAGTAAAGACTCACAATTAATCGAAGGTTACTCTAACATCAACAAACGCAAGCTTAAAAATATCGTCAAGATGTTTGAATCCTTTCTTGAAGACTGTGACAAGTATGGACAGTTTAAGAAAGCTAATCGTAAGCCAAGAGCTACGAGAGAAAAACCTGCGGCAGTTCAAGTTAAAAGTATTAAGCATAAGCTCAAAGATGAAGAACTGAATTTAACATCTGCAAAGGCTATTGACCTTGTAGGTGCAGAACAAGTCTGGCTCTTTAATACCAAGACTCGCAAATTGGCGGTTTATGTATCTGAATCGACTAAAGGTATGTCTGTAAAAGGTACAGCATTGCAAAATTGGTCTCCTGACAAGTCAAAGCAAAAGACTTTGCGCAAACCTGCAGAACAAATTAAAGATTTGATGGCCGCAGGTAAAGTTAAATTGAGAACCTTCTTGGATGACATTAAATCTAAGCAACAAGCAGTCAATGGTAGGATAAATATAGATACAATCATCCTAAAAATTATAAGGTAACCATATGGCAGCATTAGACTTAAGTTATTGTCAGTTAATTAAAATTGTATTGTCTCAAATTGGAGGCAATCCATTACAACAAGTTTATAATGAACTTCATCAAGGTAAACCGGGCATTATTCCTGGTTCGGGTGTTATTCCGAATGCTTTGTCCGAAGTAAAATCATTAGTAGATACTGTAACTAATACTATACATGCAGCACAAGTTGCGGCAAATGATTTTTCTTCAACACTTGAAGATATAGGTGGCTTGTTTTATCAAAATCCATTAGGTACAGCATTGGCTGGTGCTATTGCAGGTATTGATGGTAGATTAGTTGTGGTCGCCAATCAAATTACTATTAAAAATAATAGAATTAATGATATCAATACAGGATTTGATATTTACGGAAATCCTTATGTATCACCTCCAGGTGAAACATTGGCAAGTGTGACCGCAGAAAGAGATTCGTATATTGCAGAACAAACTACATTAAATACAAGCAGGGCAAGTCTTATAACCTATAGAGATAACACCAATCGTTTGTCTGGAGTAACTACAAAGCAAACAGGTGCCGCATTAGCAGGAGGTTGCTCTTTGCAAGATTTATTAGGATCGGCTTGCACGCCAAATGACGATGTGCCGGATATAGATTTGCAGGCTTTGGTTGATTCTCTTAAAAATAAAGATTATATTTTGGCATTTACCAATATCATTAACAATGCAACGGGATACGCAGATTATCAACAGGCATTGGCTACATTCAATAGCACAATTAATGGGTTAAATGCATCCTTTATTGCATCTATTAATAAAGCATCTATACGAAATGCGGTAACAGCGCAAATTACGCAAATGGTTTTTAACCTTTTGTCCGGTTGCGGTGGGCAAGTATTGGATATAACTCTACAATCAAATGTTAAGGCGACCGTGTCTAAATGGGTTAGTCTTTTAGAAAATCAAAATGCAAACGCAAACGCATACGTTGATGCCAATGGCGATGTAGTAACAGTATCACCGACAGAAACTTCACCTCTTATCTCAGCAAGTATTACAGTAAAAGAAATTTAAATTATGATCGTAGTTGACTTTAATCAAACCGCTATCTCCAATCTAATGATGGAGTTAGGTAATCGCAAAGACATCACAGTACAGGTACCTCTCCTGCGCCATATGATTCTTAATTCTATTAGAAGTTATAAACAAAAATTCGGCAAAGAATTTGGTGAGATCGTTATTGCATGCGACAATCAAAGCTATTGGCGCAGAGAGTACTTTAAGTATTATAAGGCAGGCCGGAAAAAGGCAAGAGAAGATTCTGGTCTTGATTGGAAACAAATTTTTGAAGCACTTAATCTAATTAGAAGTGAGATTGATGTGTTCTTTCCTTATAAAGTTATTAATGTCGATGGTGCAGAAGCGGATGATGTAATTGCAGTATTAGCAGAGTGGTCTCAGACTAATGACACAAGCAGTGTTCTATTTGATGAACCAAAGCCATTCTTAGTTTTGTCCGGAGATCACGACTTTATTCAACTTCAAAAGTATGAGAATGTAAAACAATATTCTCCTATTCAAAAGAAGTATGTTAAACCGGACATTAGTCCAGAAAAATATATCTTTGAACAAATTATCAGAGGAGATAAAGGCGACGGTGTTCCGAATGTCTTTTCTGCAGATGATAGCATTGTTCAAGGTGTTAGGCAAAAACCTGTGTCCGCTAAAAAGGTAGATATTTGGTACAAGGATCCCGATGAGATGCCGCAGGACGATGACTTCAAAGCAAATTATGATCGCAATCGTGTTCTAGTTAGTTTTGATTGTATTCCGAAAACAATTAAGGAATCTATTATAAATAGTTATGTTGAAAAGCCAACAAAAGATAAAAGTAAATTGCTAAACTTTTTCATTGAACATAAAATGAAAAATATGCTTGAAGTTATAGAGGAATTTTAAATGAAAACAACAGTACCACAAATTCTAGAAGAAGTAGAAAAAGCAGTAGGCAGAGAAAACAAAATTAAAGTTCTTAAAGCCTACGAACATCAAGTCCTTCGAGGAATTCTACAAATCAATTATGATCCGCGTGTAAAGGTAAATTTGCCTGAAGGTGAACCGCCTTTTAAGAAAGATACTTCTATTCCTGTAGGATATTCTGAAACAAATCTATATACAGAATTTAGGCGTTTTTATATTTGGTTAGACGCAGGTGTTAATTTAACCAAAATGCGAAAAGAACAATTATTCATGCAGATGTTAGAAGGTATACATTGGACAGAAGCTGAATTGGTTTGTTTAGCTAAAGATCGCAAATTACAAACTAAATATAAATCGGTTAAAGAAGATTTGGTTAGAGAAGCATATCCAGATCTAATGCCTCCTAAAATAAAAGAAGTTGATGTAGTAAAAAAGACCCCGGCTTCTTTGACCGAATAATCAAAATATTCAAAAAGGAATCGGAACCTCTTCCTAACAAAGAAGCCTGGTCGGAGATGGGATCAATTCCGGATGATCCAATTTATGATAGTAGACAAGTGACCGAATATCAATACAGAGCATTTGACAAGTATTGAAAAAGGTGTTATAATTATGTTATTCGTGAGGAGTATTGTATGACTATGCACATTGTTGGACCTTGGCTTTCTACAGGTGGAAAGAAAAAAGGTAAGTTTAAATTTAAGAATGCAGAAGAGGCTCGACGTGCTCGCGAGCTTGATGCAGAATGGAAAAAACTTCTAAAGTCTCATGGCGAGGCTCAAGAAGAAAAAACACGCCAACGAGCTCTCGCAGCTGAGACATTGTCCTACAAATTGTCTACTCCCGTTGGCAGAACAAATACCAAAAATATTCCTAGTCGTAATACTGGCGATGGTATCGGTAGTTCTAAAGCAATTCCTCAGTATACAGGCACAAAAATGCTCGGCATTGGTACTATGCACAAGTCCAATGCTGTTCCTATCTTTAGTGATGATGAGGCAAAATCAATTTCAAGTATGAGGCGCTAATGAAAATAGTATTGGTAACCGGCGGATTTGATCCTTTACATAGTGGTCATATCAAATATTTAAAAACTGCAAAAAGTTTAGGCGATAAACTTGTAGTAGGCATTAATTCTGATGCATGGTTAACTAGGAAAAAGGGTAGACCTTTTATGCCTATTGCAGAAAGATCTTCAGTAATTCGAGAATTATCTTGTGTGGATGAAATTGTTTCATTCGATGACTCATATGATGCCGATGGAAGTGCTAAAAGATTTATTCAAGATGCGTTAAACTTATATTTAACTGATGAAATAATTTTTGCCAATGGTGGCGATAGGAATAAAGATAACATTCCTGAAATGTCTATTCAAGATAATAGATTAAGTTTTGCATTTGGAATAGGTGGAGACGACAAAGCAAATTCAAGTTCATGGATTCTTGAAGAATGGAAACATCCCAAGACTATTCGTCCATGGGGCTACTATAGAGTTTTACATGAGGAAGGTAAAACATTAAAGGTAAAAGAATTGGTTGTAGAACCAAATAAACGATTAAGTATGCAAAGGCATAAAGATCGTTCTGAACTGTGGTTTGTATCTGAAGGTGTAGCAACCGTTGGCACTATAAATCCAAGATCAACTGATTTTGTTATTAGAGGAGTTTATCATTACAATGCTTATATATCTATTAGTAGTACTGAATGGCACCAATTAATTAATGAAACAGATAACCCATTGAAAATTATTGAGATCCAATATGGATCAAATTGTGTTGAAGAAGATATTGAAAGGAAATAATTATGACTATCCCATCAAGCCCAACCGACCGTAAAGAGATTCTAGAATGCATGAAAGAAATTAGTGCTTCTATGGCTCGCACAGAAGGTGAACGTGAATTTATTCGTGAAGCAATTAAAGACATTTGCGAGAAGCATGAATTGTCAAAAAAGACATTTCGTCGTATGGCAAGAGTTTATCACAAGCAAAATTTTAGTCTTGAACTAGAAGAACACGAAGAGTTTGAGACTATGTATCAAACTATTACCAATAGTACTACAATGGAAAAACAAACTGCCTAATATGTTTAATCAATATATCCTTGAAGCCAAATATCTAGATAAAATTGGTCGCGTTAAGAAGAAAACCATTGTTGGTGTGTTCAAAGATTTAGAATCTATTGAACCCGTAAAAGAAAAATTAATTTCTGAGGAAAAAGACTATAAAATGTCCTTTAAAATCAACGGGCAATTTAACCCTTTTCTTGAACGGGTTACTTCTTGACTTCTTATCCCAACGGTGTTATAATAATGACATTAAGGAGAAGAAATGAGCCAAATCTATACGATCTTTGAACAATTAGCATCAGACAATTCTCGTCTAGCTAAAGAAGCTATTCTTATTAAAAATAAGAACAATGAATTACTTAAACGAGTATTTCATTTAGCTTTAGATCCGTTTATTCAATTTTATATTCGCAAGATTCCAGAATATAAAAAAAATACTAACGGCGCATCTTTAGATGTAGCACTACAACAGTTAGATTTTCTTTCTATGCGAGTCCTTACAGGCAATGCAGGTATTTCTCATTTACAAACTATTTTAGAATCGGTTAATCATGAAGATGCAAAGATCATTGAGCGTATTATTGCAAAAGACATGCGGTGCGGAGTCTCCGAAGCAACAGTCAACAAAATTTGGCCAGGAGTTGTCTCGACATACCCAATTATGTTGGCTTCTGGATACGACCAAAAGCTCGTTGACAAAATCTCCTTCCCAGCCTATGTCCAGCTCAAGCTTGACGGAATGCGATTCAACGCAATCACCCGAGGCAACACTGTAGAATTTAGATCTCGTAATGGCAAGACATTAAGCATCCCTAATCAATCTTTTAGTGTTCCGTTTCTTAAGATGGCAGAACACTATGGGCAAGATATGGTGTTCGATGGTGAATTGTTGATTGCTGATTATGCAGGCAAGCCCGTTAACAGACAAACAGGCAATGGCATTTTGTCTAAAGCAATTAAGGGCACTATGAGCATGGAAGAATCGGAAAATGTACGAGCAACTCTTTGGGATGCTATTCCTCTTAGCTCATTCCAAGCAGGCAAAGATACAGAACCATATAATGTTCGTTTAGCTAAACTAAGTAATTCTATATCCCATGTCAAAAGTCAGTTTAATCAGTTTAGACATTACATTGAATTGGTCTGGAATCAAGAAGTTCATAATCTTTATTCTGCTAAGGTAATTTTTGAGAAGTTTCTTGCCGAAGGTCAAGAAGGTACTATTCTAAAATCTAAAACAGGTATTTGGGAAGATAAACGATCCAAAGAACAAATTAAATTCAAAGGTGAATTGGAATGTGAACTGGTTGTTGTCGATTGGGAAGAAGGTACCGGTAAAAATAAAGGCAGGCTCGGCGCATTGGTGTGTGAATCAAGCGACAGTGTTATTCGTGTTAATGTTGGCTCAGGTTATTCCGATGAACAACGTGAAGAATATACTCATAGTAAAGTAATAGGAAAAATTGTCACTGTCAAATATAATGCTCGTATTAAAGATAAATCTGGAGTTGAGAGTTTGTTCTTGCCCGTGTTTATTGAATTACGTGAAGACAAGGATGTTGCAGATAGCAGCAAAAAAGTAAAATGATTAATAAAATATTCGTAGATATGGATGGAGTTCTTGCAGACTTCGATTCTAGATTTGTAGAATTGTTTGGTCATCCTCCAAGTGAATCTCGTAATAAATTTGGACAACACTGGCGCACACTTGTTGACGATAAACACTTTGAAAACTTTGACCTGCACGAAGGTGCTACGGAATTAGTTGAATTTCTAAATTCCGTTAAACATAGAGCAGATATTGCAATTTTATCTTCAAGTGGCGGATTTAAAGATCATGCATCCGTTCAATCTCAAAAGATTAAATGGTTATGTAAAAATAACATTGTTTTTCCTGCAATTATTGTTCCTGGTCGTTGGTATAAAAAAGGATTCGCAAGTATTACATCTTTTTTAATTGATGATACTAAAGATGTTTGTGAAGATTTTGAGTTTGCGGGTGGGCTTGTATCTTTACACACTAATGCAAAAGAAACAATTGATAAGCTTAAAGTATGGCTTAATTTATAAATACTAGATGAATGCTAAGATCTATAGATTTCCAGAGAAAAGAGCTTTATTTAAAGGTTACAAAATTCCTTTGTATACTGAGGAAGAGATACTTGTAACGGTAATGGCATTAAATGTATTCTCAGAATTGCCAGAAAAAGTTACAGAAAATACGTTAGAAAATTACGATCCGTTGACAGTTATCAAGGCTTTGGTAGAGGCAAAATCCTCTACCATTTTTTCTAGTAAGACACGATTAACTATTAATGGGATACTTAAATCTATAGAATCATTATGAATATTTTTTACCTTGACCACGATGTGTACAAGTGTGCGGAAATGCACAACAATAAACACACCGTTAAAATGATACTTGAATATGCTCAACTACTTTCTACTGCTCATCGTTTTCTTGATGGTACTCTCATTGATGGCTACAGTAAAACTGGTCGCAAACAAAAAAGATATGTACTTTCTAGTGACCTTGATTCTGTTTTCTATGCTTCTACACATATCAATCATCCTTCAGCAATTTGGGTAAGACAATCACCTGAGAATTATCTTTGGTTGGCTAATATGTTGCTCGCATTGTGTGAAGAATATACATATCGGTACGGCAAAACACATAAAGTAGAGCGAGTTGGTCTTTGCTATGCTTTACTTAAAAACATTCCTAAAAATATCGGAAATAAAGGTTGGTCTGAACCAACGCCTGCTATGCCTGATAAATATAAGGTAATTAATGATTCTATACAATCATATATAAATTATTACCTAGGTGATAAACAACATTTAGGTAATTGGAAAAATCGAAATATACCATCTTGGTATGTAACTACTTGAAAGGTAATTATGACAACAGACTCACATCGTGTACCAGTTGAACAAGGTTTCACAGACGCCCGCGGTACAATTCTTCCCCTAACACACGGCGATGCTAATGTCCAAATGATTTGGTCTAAGGCAGGAGCCCTTCGTGCTAACCATTATCACAAGACAGATACTCATACTTGTTATTTAGTAACAGGTGAAATGATGTTCTATTGGCGCAATCATGGTGAAACAACAATTCATCGCGAACATTTTAAACAAGGCGATATGTTTAAGACTGGTCCAATGATCGATCATGAAATGGTCTTTGAAACTGATTCTATTATGGTAGTTATTTCAGAACACAAACGTGATGCTGATACATACGACCAAGACATTGTAAAAATTGATCCTCTTCACGAACAATATGTTAACGTATGATAAGTGCCGATGTTGCGGCAATGAAGATTTAAAAACTTGGTTATCCATGCCACATTCGCCTGTGGCAAATGCTTTGTTCTCTGAACCAAACCATAATAGATATCCATTGGATTTAAATTACTGTTCTGAATGTGGTCATCTACAATTAGCAGGTGCACCCGACCCCGACGGAGTATTTGAAACATACAAATATAAATCGGGTGTGTCTAAATCTTTTAGAAACCACTTTAAAAAATATGCGTTTGATGTAACCAACCTTGTAGGATATGGCAAAAACTCTAAATTACTAGAGATAGGTAGCAATGATGGATTCTTGTTAGAAGAATTTAAAAATATGCACTTCGAAGTAATGGGAGTTGAACCATCTGAGTTTTTAAGAGAAGAACATAACAAACGAGGAGTACCTGTTGTTACAGATTTCTTTGGCGTAAACTTAGTTAAAAAGTATGCCTGGGAAAATATGTATGACGTGGTATGTGCTAACAATGTACTTGCTCACATTCCCGACACCTTGGATGTAGTTAACGGCATTGCCCTTGCTCTAAGACCAGGTGGCGCTTTAGTCGTAGAGTGTGGTGATCAATCAGGTATTGTATCTGGAGAATATCTAGACAACGTATACCATGAGCATATCGATTACTACACACCTTACTCCTTTAGTAAATTATTGGAAAGAGCTGGTTTAGTTGTAGATGAAGTTCTTAGTGTTCCTACACACGGCATAAGTTTTAGAATTGTTGCAAGAAAACGATTTGATACGAATGGTCTAAAATTTAATCCATTAGATATGACAGAAAAATTAGAAACTGTCATAGACCATATTGCTAAACGAGAAACAAGAATCAAATCTATGTTAGATGGTCGTCCTTTTATTGCATATGGTGCAGCAGCCAAAGCAGTAACATCTTTATATACATTAAATCTTGTAGACGAGAAACTAGTTTCAGTTGTAGATGATAATGAGTTAAAACAGGGATATTATTTCCCAGGAACTGATATCTTAATTGGCAGCCCCGATAGTATGGATAAAGATGCGCTTGTTTTAATTACGGCATGGAATGTGTTTGACGATATCAAGAAGAAACTTGTAGACAGAGGACATCGAGGAGAGATACTCTGTATTCAATAATTTATGGAACCGGCAAATGGGCAAGACTATTAGGCGATAAACTTAAATCGAATAATAGTCATCCCGTTTATATAGGCAGCGACGAATCCTTGGCAAATTACACCAGAGATAATACACCGTATACTATTACAGGGTATCCGGTGTATATTGCCTCATCGACCTCTTCACATCTATCGGATTTAGAACATTGTTTAGATATCCTCGCACCTAAAATAATTTTTATAGAAAAAGGGTTTGAGAATAATGAACAAAAACGAAAAGCCAAAGAATTAGTTAATAAAAAAAAGATACCTACCTATATTTTAAGTCAATATAGATTTTCTACGGTGTTAGAATACTTTAAATTGACTGCAGAATATCCCACTAGTATATCCTATCGATGGAGTATAGATAAGGGTGAGGCATCAGAATGGGGACATCATATAAATTCTATAGATAAGTATATAAAAAATACAGCAAATGACTTTTATATAGAAGACTGGGAAAGTTGTACTATAGATAAAATTTCTAGTTATGATATACACAAAGGCGTGTCTAGAAGGTTATATATAGATATAGAAACAGATAAAAATAACATTACAATTAGTTTAGGAAAAACAAATTCTATTCTAATTAAAAGTAAAGACGGAAAGTTTATCGGAGACCTGCATTATAATGATGAGGATTGTTTAGATAAACAAATTACGGAAATTATTAATAAATCATATAAGAAATTGGAAAGGTTGTGAAATGAAAATTTTAATTTTAGGATCGGATGGCTTTATTGGATATCATCTAAGCGAATCTATTTTAAAGGATCCGAGATTTGCTAATGCTGAGATTGTCGGTGTAGATTTGTATAACAATCGTACACATATGTTGCCGCAAGATAATAGATTGAAATTTTATCAATTTAATATCTTAAATGATACTACGACAGTAGATAAACTAATTGAAGAATGTGATGTGATATTGCCGTTTGTTGCTATCGCTACACCTAAGCTATATGTAGAACAACCATTGCGAGTATTTGAATTAGATTTTGAATCTAATCTTCGAGTGATTAAATTGGCACACAAACTAGGTAAGCGGGTAATCTTTCCTTCAACATCTGAAGTATATGGCAAGGGCGAGGCGCCATTTGATGAAGATACAACTGATCTAGTATATGGCCCAATTAAATATTCTCGATGGATTTATGCTTGCTCAAAACAATTATTGGATCGAGTAATTTTTGCAATGGATCAAAAAGAAAAATTTAGATTTACTTTGTTCAGACCCTTTAATTGGGTAGGTCCATACTTAGATACATTAGAAGGATCTAAAACTGGTTCTGCAAGATTGATTACTCAATTAATTGGAGATATTTTATACAAAGGCGAACTGACACTTGTAGATGGCGGAGAACAAAAGCGTTGTTTTACAGATGTTCGCGACGGCGTAGCTGCATTAAAAGAAATTCTTTTGAATGAAGATAAATCTAATGGCAAAATTTTTAACATAGGCAATCCTTTTGGAAATTTATCAATCAAACAAGTTTCAGAGTTGTTAGTTGAAAAAATGAAAACACGTAATCTTGTAACTAATGTGGACATTAAGATTAAGTCCAGCGGCGAATTCTACGGTGGAGGTTATCAGGATGTATCTAGCAGAGTTCCTAGTATACATAATATTGGTTATAATTTGGCCTGGGCTCCTCATTATACTTTTTCAGAATCTTTAGATAATATTTTAGATTCTCTTCCAAATACCGTAAAATAATACATTGTAATATATAATGTATCAGGAGTAATTAATGCCAATGTACGATTTAAAGTGTTCTCAATGCTCTACAGTATTTGAGGTCTTTTGCAAATATGACGATAAAGACAAACAAGAATGCCCATCCTGCAAATCTACAAACCACGAATCCCATCATAGTACTATGCAAATAGGAGACCCTGTGCGCTTGGGGGTACGAACTATTGACAATGGGTTTCGAGAAGTGTTATCTAGGATTGGTGCTGCCAATGGTAGGCAAGCCAATCTTACAGATAAATTGAGCCGACGCTAAAATAGATGATAATTTTTATTTCTCAATTCGAGGAGGATATTACCTAACAAGGTTGTCCTCCTATCGTTCCATTTAACGAGGGCATTCATGGCAAGAACTAAAACAAATCTTCAAACTCAATCTATTCAAAAACCTCAACTTACTATTGCTAATAATAAGTTGAAATTAAGATTAGATGACATGAAAACAATACAACCATTAACTGAAAATCAGAAAGGATTCTTTGACGCATACGACGAATCACAGATAATGTTATTACATGGTATTGCAGGAACAGGAAAAACATATATTGCATTATACCATGCCTTGGAAGAAGTTTTAGACAAATCAAGTAATTTTAATAAAGTTGTCATTGTAAGATCTGCGGTGCCCAGCAGAGATATAGGACATTTACCGGGAGACGAGAAAGAAAAGACAGAAGTTTATACAGAACCGTACATAGAAATTTGCGCAGACTTATTTGAGAGACCTGACGCATACCAAAGATTGTCAGAACAAAAAGCTGTTCAATTTTTAATAACATCTTTTGTACGAGGTATTACATTAAGTAATTCTATTATTATTGTAGATGAATGTCAGAATATGACAGACATGGAACTAAATTCAATAATGACAAGAGTCGGCGATAGGTCTAAAATCATATTCTGTGGTGATTTTAGACAAACAGACTTGTACAAAAAACATGATATGTCGGGTCTGAAAAAATTTATGGTCATAGCAGATATGATGCCAAATTTTAAAACATTTGAATTTGGTGTAGACGACATTGTTAGATCCGCTATAGTGAAGGAATATATATTAGCACGGTTGAAATATGAAACCATGTACGAATAATAACTATAGGGGAAAAATATGCAATTAACAGAAAAACAAGTATCAAGCTGCGTTTCGCAGAACAAAAATGTTCCGGCGCTAACAGCTGCACTAAATAAAGTATTGGAAAAATATGAAATCAACACCAAAGAACGGGTCGCAGGTTTCTTAGCACAATGCGGACACGAGTCTGCAGGATTTACTGTATTACAAGAAAATTTAAATTACGGAGCAAAAGGTCTTCGAGGTGTATTTGGTAAATACTTCCCCGATGATGCTACAGCCGCAAAGTATGAACGCAAACCAGAAATGATTGCTAACAGAGTTTACGGCGGCAGAATGGGTAACGGACCTGAAGCATCGGGCGACGGATATAAGTATCGTGGACGTGGTGCTATTCAATTAACAGGCCACGATAACTATGCCGCATTTGCAAAAGCAATTGGCAAGGATATGGATGAGACCATTAAGTATTTAGAAACAATAGATGGTGCCATTGAATCTGCTTGCTGGTTCTGGAAAAAGAATGGTCTTAATGAAATTGCTGATAAAAAGGATATATTGGCAATGACAAAAAGGATCAACGGTGGTACAATAGGTCTTGAAGACAGAACAAAACACTGGAACCACAATTTAGAAGTTTTATAAACAAAGGATATATTATGAACATTATGAATATGGATGTGAATACTTTTATCGACGCATGCGATCAAAAGCCTTCATTGGAAAACATTAGTCTTTATCGAAATCTCATTGTCGAAGAATTTTGGGAATTCAAAACAGGAGACGATAAGAATGATGACATTGAAAGGCTTGACGCATGTATGGATATGATCTGGGTTATTCTAGGTTATTGTCGAATGAAAGGTTTTGATGTAGATGGCGCGTGGGAAGAAGTTGCCCGCAGCAATCTAGCAAAAATTGATAGTACAACAGGTAAAGTTGTAAAAAACAGTGCAGGTAAAGTTATGAAGCCAGAAGGTTGGACACCGCCAGACTTAACAAAGTTTGTTTGATGTTTAATCATATACATCTAGAGCTACCAAAGCTCAAGCGGGTCACATCTGACGATGGTACTCGAGTTTATGAAACACCGACGGGTAAAAAATATCCGTCGGTTACTACTGTGACTGGTTTACTTAAAAAACGAGCAATTTTAGAATGGCGCAAAAAAGTAGGTGACGAAGAAGCAAATAGAATAGCTAGTACTGCTGCAAGACGTGGTACCAGGTTACATACATTATGCGAAAAACATTTACTAAATGAAAATGTTTCAGTAAATATGTTTGACCAGGAAATGTGGAATAGCGTAAAGCCGCATCTATCCGATATCAATAATATCTACGCATTGGAATCTTCTTTATACTCTAACCATCTTGAGGTAGCAGGTACTGTAGATTGCATTGCAGAATACAAAGGTAAACTATCAGTTATCGATTTTAAAACATCTCGGCGAGTAAAAACTAGAGATGATATTCATGATTACTTTATTCAATGTTCTGCGTATGCCGTAGCCTTTGAAGAAATGACAGGTAACCCTGTTTCTAGATTAGTTGTTATTATGGGTGTAGATAATGAACAACCATTAATATTCCAGGAACGGCGTGATGATTGGGTTTCTGAATTCAAAAAATTACGTGCGGAATATAAAAGAATAAAAGGTATATGAATAACTATTAGATAGATTAAATATTAAAAAGATATTATAATTAGTAATGGACAAGAAAAAAGAAATAGAAATATTAATTAAAACATTATCTTCAAACTCTTATATTATTAATTTTTTTGATAGGGTTATCACTGAAGATGTTTTATTAAAAAATTTATTTAAGATTGAGCAATCTGCTAAGATAACAGAGAATAAAATTCTATCCGACAGATTTGTACTACAATTTAATAAGACTAATGGTATTACATTAAAAGGAATACTAGATTTTTTTGAATATTATAATTTTCCAGTTGATAGAATCTCTGTAGCAAACGAATATTTTAATCGTATAGACTGTGATGTTATAATATTTGGTATAGAAGCGGATAATGAAAAAATTAGATGCAAACTTTATTTTGAATATTTTAATAAAAGTAAAATTTTAGGAATAAAATGGAATGATAGTAAATCTACAATTACGCATTACAATCAATTATCTGAAATTTCTTATAGTGACCTGGTAAAAAAATCTAATTTTAATATTGTACCAAAATTTATATTAGATAAAAGATCTGATATTATCGGTGTATACGACATTACTGAGGAACATAATGAAAAGAATGCTTTTGACATTATGTTTGACAACGGATCGATGTATTTAAAAGATTTGTCTAATGATGTACTAAGTATAACAAAAATAGATGTTAATTGTTTGTCTCATTTAAAATGGTTTAATCTAAGGCATTTTACTGGAGGAATAGAAAATAATAATAAATACTTTAATATATATTTTGTTGTGTATTGGAAAAGATAATATTGCTGTATGAAGCAAAGAGAAAAGTGT